AAGAGGGACGGCGAGGCGCTGCCCGACCTGAATGCCGGCAAGGTCTACAGTGGTGACATCCATGTGCCGCAAATCATCGGCGGCGTGGAATACGTGGGGAGCCCCTACCACGTACACATGGGCGATGCCTTCAAGCCTCGCTGCGTGCTCATTGAGAAGAGCCGCAACGCCGTGGACCTCCACTACAAGACCATCAGCCGCGTCACGACTGCCGTCTCAGGTCTGCGCGAGCTCAGGGCCCGAGACTTTCGCGCCGGCGACCAAGTCAAGCTGCGCATCGAACTCGATGAGGCCGACAAGCATCAGTGGTCCCGCATGAAGCGCGAGGCCCTGGAGGAGCTGAAGGCCAAGGGCGTGGACGTCCAGGGCGTCGAGCTCGTCGTGAAGAAGAGGGGCGGGCGCGTGCACCTGGACACCAGCAACGACTACAGTCCCGCCGATGCCGTCACGCGCTTCGTGCGGGCCGAGGAACTCGGGGCCACCGCCCTGGACATTGCCATGGAGATACTGGAATCATGAAAACCACAATTGCCATTGTTAGCCGCGCACAGGCTGAGAAGCTCGTCAAAGATGCGCGAGATGGACGTGAGGTCATGCTTGAAGGGGAGTCCTACATCGTAACTGAAATCCACGTAGAACGTGAATTAGGCAAAGACTCACCGCGCGGCCACGCTATCCTTGAGCCCGTGCAGCCAGTGTTTAGAGCCACTACTCCAGGTAAAGAAAAGATGCGTTTCAGAGAGCTGCCACTTGACGACAAGAGCATCGCCGGATTCCGCTTCCAGGCCTCTGTTGAAAAGCCCATGAGCTTGCGCTCCGACAAGCCACATATCTTCTTCTGGAATGGCTGGTACCGCGTCAGCCTCTGGAATCGCAAGCCAGGCGACAACGCCACCTGGGAAGCTGCGCATAGGCATGCCCGCAAGCTTCAGGCCACCTTGTTTGAAGAGGGCTCACCGCTGGTCCGGGGCGTCTCGTGATGCAGCGCCAGCTACTCATCGACGACGTAGACGTTGAGACCCTCTTGAACCGCATGGAGTCAGTCCTGCAGCGCAGCGGCGACGTGCCTGCCGATCATCGCTGGTATGCGGCGCTGAAAGGTGGCGGCCGCTACGGGCGTGGGGCCACAGCCAAGGAGGCCATGCTTGACGCCATCAGCGCCGCCGAGGACCACAAGAAAATAATGGACCGAGTCTTCGGCAAGCCCAAGAGAGTTACCCTATGCGATTGATTGCACTGCGAGTCACGAAATTCGGCAGCTTCAAAGAGACCGTCGAGTTCAAGCTCCCCGCGGAGCCCGGCCTCTACTTCATGCAGGGCCGCAATGAAGCCGAGCCCAGGCTAGAGGCCAACGGGTCCGGCAAGTCCACGCTGTGGAAGGCGCTGACCTGGTGTTTGTATGGCAAGACCGCCGACGGCATGGTCGCCGGGGACCTCAACACCTGGGGAGCCGGGAAGGGCACCAGCGTCGAAGCCGAGTTCGAGGATGACGATGTCGGCATCAGGCACGTCGTGACTCGCACGTGGGGGCCCATAAGCTGGAAGCTCAGAAGCTGGGACCTCAGCGGGGACCACTGGGACTTCGACGACACCGTGGACCTGGCTAAGGCCAAGGACAACGCGGTCATCGCCCTCCTGCGCCTGGAGTTCGTCCCCTGGCTGCACAGCGTCCTCATGGCCCAGGAGGAGGACCTCTTCCTTGACATGAAGGCTGACGCCCAGGCGGCCCTGTTCAGTGAAATCATGGGCCTCGACCGCTGGCTGGAGTACTCGGCGGCTGCTAGCCGCAAGGCAACGGCCCAGGACGGCGTTTCCAGGGCCCTGGAGCGCGATTTAGCCGAGTTACAGGGGAAGGTAGCCACGTTGGGCCGCAAGGACCTCCAGGCCAGCGTAGACGACTGGGAGGAGAACCGCCGCGCGCGCCTGGCTGCCGTGGACCGGAAATACCAGGACCTGCTGGAGGACGCCCGTGAACTCAAGGACAAGCTCCCAGGTCTCCAGGCAGCCGAGGAAGCCAGGCGCGCCGAGTACCGGGCCAGCAAGGCCGAGGCCCAGCGGCCGCGCGAGACCCTCGAAGGCTATCTCCGGGAAGCCGCCCAGCTTGAAGGCGACCTCAGGCGCGCCCTGCAGGACCTCGATGTCGTCACGCAGCGCATCAAGGACCTGGAGGACAACCCGGCCTGCGAGACTTGCGGCCAGCGCTTGACGCCTGACGCCAGGCGGGCCGCGGCCCTGAAAGCCAACAAGGAGATGGACCGCGTGGCAGGCCTGGCCGACCGCCTCAGCAAGGACGCCAAGGAGATAGCCGAGGACGTGGCCACCGTGCGGAATCGCCTCAAGAGCCTGGAGGCCGCCGAAGAAGCCGACGGCAAGGCCCTGGACCAAGCAGCCGATGATTACAGCCATGCGCGCCGCGAGCATCAACTAGCCGAGCGGGACCTCGACCGCCTTGAAGAGCAGGCCGAGGACATCGAGAAGGAGCGCAACCCCTACGATGACATGCAAGCCGACGTCGTGCGCGAGGGCCACCGCCTGGCTGATGAGCTCGCCGATACCCAAGCCAGGCTTGACGCCAGCAATGAGCGCTACAGCATCCTCAGCTTCTGGGTGCGTGGCTTCAAGGAGCTGCGTCTCGAGCTCATAGCCGAGGCCCTCAACGAACTGGAGATTGAGGTGAACAGCTGCGTGACCGACCTCGTTGGCTGGGAGCTCTGCTTCCAGGTGGACAAGGAGACGAAGAGCGGCGGTATCAGCAAGGGCTTCAACGTCTTCGTGCGTAGCCCCCACAACGAGAAGGCCGTGCCCTGGAAGGCCTGGAGTGGCGGCGAGAAGCAGCGCCTCCGCGTGGCGGGCAACATGGGGCTCAGCGACCTCATACGGAGTCGCACGGCAGCCACGCTCAACCTGGAGGTCTGGGATGAGCCCACAAAGAACCTCAGCCCCCAGGGCGTCATCGACCTCTTGGAAAGCCTCGCCGCGCGCGCCCGCAAGGAACGCCGGCAAATCTGGATAGTGGATCACCGCACTCATGCCTTCGGCGACTTCACGGGCAGCGTTACCGTCATCAAGGACAAGCGCGGCTCGTACATCGACTAGCGCCGGTATAAATTCACCACACAACCAATAAGCACCATGCCAATCACAAGCTATGACCTCGGTATCGTCGTCGGCCCCCAGGGCCTCAACATCAATCAGCGCCTGGAGGTTGGCAAGCGCTTGAAGTTCATCGCTGACAGCCTGGAGCCTGGCGGCCGCATTTTGCTGCATGCGCCACGCATCCATAACCAGGGCCTCGGCATTCCCATGGTCCACCCCGACGTAATGGCGCTGCAGTACAAGGAGAAGGTGGTCCTGGCCCCCATGGGCTGGGAACCCCAGCGTTCAGCCGCTGAAGTGATGGTAGCCAGGCTGCGCTTCTGCGATGAGGTCTGGTGCTGCCCAGGCGAGGGCCAAGAGCGCACAATGTCCAGAGCTCTGACCAATCAGGTCTACCGGCTGGCGCAGAGAAACGGCTGCCCTGATGCCAGGGTGTTCAAGATGATTCCCGTGTGGGCTGAGCTGCCACAAGGCGAAACGAAGGTGAAGCGAGTAAAACGGCGTGAGCCCAAACTGAAGAAAGGAAAGCGGAAATGAAAAGCGAACAATTGGAGTTACTGCCCACGAAGAGGGTGCAGTTGTTGCCCGACGAACCAGCGGCCCCGAAGGGTGTGGTTGTGGGCGATGCCTATCTGGATGGCATCATGAAGCGCCAGGTAACGGCGCGCGTGAAGCTGACCACCTCGTTGGTCAGCACTGACAAGCGCCTGAAGGCCCGCAATGGCGCGCTGGGCGACATCAAGAAGTTCGCCGGCGCCATACCCCCTAATGAGGATGACGACGGCACGCGCACGAACTGGACAAGCTGCAAGGAAGACCCGCCGTGGTGCACGGGCTTCTGGGAGGTCAACAGCCGGGAATACAAAAAGCCCTTCGACCGCATTTGGTTTGACAAGGTGCTGGATGGCTGGGTGATGCCTGACAGCGGCCAGCTCATCAAGAGCGCCGACATGCACCTGCACTACCGCGGTCTCAAGCAGCCCGCCCAGGACTACGACTACTTCGTGCCCGGCATGAGCCACCTCGACCAGGTGCTGCTGACCATCAACAAGCCTGCGCCTGCCAAGCGGGTGGTGCTGCTGTGATCCCCAAGCTCCCCCAGTTCCTGGAGGTCAAGGTGGCCCCACGCTCCCAGGAACGGGAGTGGTATGTGGCGAGCATGCAGTTCGCCCGCACCCAGCTCGTGCGCACGAACCCATTCATAGCAGTCGAGCATCTCTTCCCCGTATGGCCTGGACTGCGCGGCCTCCTCGAAAAGGAGCTGCCCAAGCACCTGGGCTTCCGGCAGGCAAGCCATGCACGCGACGCCGTGGAGCCGGACTACGAGTGGGCTAAGCGCGTTTGGGCGATGGCCCCCACGAAAGGGCACCAAGATGCCTGGGAGGCGCGCTTTGTGCTCATCATGCAGGCCCTGGAGCCCTGCTTCCCGGTTTATGACATGGAGCAGTTCCTGCGGCAGAACAATCGTCCAGCGATGAACGCCATGAGCTACGCACGCCTGGCCGAACTCGTGCAGATCAGCGACCGCGAATGTCAGGCGCTGCACTACCCCACCTTCATGGAACTCTGGTCCCATCTACTAGGAATCCATCATGCAACCATCTAAAGAAACCAAAACGCGTAACCGCATCTACAAGTTCCTGCGCTGGGTGGATGGCAGCACGCGCCGATTCATCCTGGCCTTCATCTTCCTCGGCCTGCCGCTGGTCATCGCCTTCCTCCTGTCACCGCGCTTCGCCGCTGTCTGGGATGACGCGTTAAGGCAGGTGACGGAGGAAGGCTTTGACACCGAGTTCGACAGCCGCAGCTAAGGCGCTACTGCGTTGGCCGCTTCTGCCTTGAGTCGAGCGGCTTCGTATTGCCTGTAGCAGGCGTCACGCTGATTGCGGATGCGCTGCGCAATGTCAGCACGCCCGACAAGAAATTCGCTATCGTCTCGGTAAAGTCCGGCTCCTGTTCCCCAACCAGGGGTTCCAGCGCCGGCAACCGCGGGCACCCCTGGGGCTCCAGGTTTGGGCCTTTCGGGGCGATTCCGCAACTCGAGCATAGCAGCGCGGTACTTACTATCAAGCTTGTCGTTTTGAGCACGGAGTGCCTCCTTTTCTTTGTCGGCTGCGGCCTGCAGTTCACGTTCATCTTTGCGGGTCTGCTGCAGCTTGTCCATGCGCCACTTGAGCAGGTCGTTGTCGGCCTTCGTCCAGGCCGCCTGTATGCGGGCCGCGCCGCTGTCGTCGCCATCCACGTGGCCCTTGATGTAGGCCCCGGCGATCGCCAGGACCGCTGCCAGAATCACCCAGGGGCTGGGGATGAGGTTGGTGATGTTCATGCTTTCCACGCTTTCCTGAAACGGGCGGCAAGTGCTTCGACTTCTTCGACTCCGAAGTAGCCGCCGTTGACAATCTTCCTGATGCGCCGATCATCGCCAAGGGCCGCATCAGGCACATGCCCCTCCCACCAGTCGATGCCGTTCAGCATCGCGTAGCGCGGTTGCTCCAGCAACGTGGGAACGCTGACCAGATCATTGTTGTCCAGCTTCCCGTTGTCGGTCAGCCACTGGTAGCCGTAGAGGCCAGTGACGCCGATGGTGCCCCGTCCCGGATACTTGGCGCCATCGCCACTGCCTTCGGGCCCATTCCCCATGCGGCCCGCATAGCAGGCCTCGAAGAAGCGATCCTCGCTTGCCGGCGTGCCATCATAGGCCAGCTCGTCGGCCCTCGCTACCAGGCTCCGCCACCGGCTGCCGGCAGCGCTGGCGTTACCCAGCTCGCGTATGCGCGCGGCGCTGTACTTGCCGCTTTCCTTGAGCTTGGCAAGCATGGCGCTCTCGTGCAGGATCGTAGGCACGAAGTCGAGCACATCGGCTTCGCCCTTGCTGAAGCTCGCCAGCAGCACCGTCTCCTCGCAGACCGGACCCCAGGTGGCCGCCGTGGCGGCGCTGCAGCCGGCCAGGGTCAGAATGCCAGTCCATTGCGCCGCGGTCCTCATGTGACGGGCCTCGTGGGCAAATATCGCTCGACCGCCATCTCCAGCGCCTTGGCTCCCGTGAAGCTAGCCAGGATGACGATGCCGAGCCCCATCCACAGCCCGACCTGCTGATGCTGGCCGATGATGAAGAAGAAGGCCCCAGCCAGCCAGGAACCACCGATGTGCGCGATACAGAACACCCAGGGGTGTGGCAGTGGCTTGTCGGGCGCCGCCATAAGCTGGGCATTGATGCGAATCGCCAAGGTCGTGATGGCCGCCAGCGTCGAAAAGCCGAAGTTCACAACGAGCACAACCAGCGGCACATTAAAACCCATCGCCGCTGCTTCCGGGGCGAGTGCCGCCACCATGCCAGCAAAAGCTACGGTAGGAAGCCATGCGGCCAGCATCATGAGCCGGATGATGATGGAAACATATTTGGTTGTCATGTGCAGACCCTCTTATTGTGATGGCGGTGGCGGGGAAACATTTCGAGAAAAGCAAGCCCGGCGGAGAAGGTGGCGTCTAACCAGTATTTAAGCAACGTGATCGACCAGCCGTCGGCCCCCGCTAGGGTGGTGCTTACCATCATTGCCCCAAAGGCTATGGCGACATAGAGCAGGTGCCTGCGGTCGTGCAAAAACTTCCAGGCCACGCGTGGTGGCAAAAAGTCATTGATGAGCACGTCCAGTAGCCCCACGATGGCCAGGCAAACAACCGCGGGGATCGTCCAGTGGATCACGTTGAAGTCGGAGCCCGACAAGTGGTTTCGACCAAGCACCAGGTCGAACCAGGTGACGGCGGAGGTCACCAGCACATAGGCGCAGAGCATGAGCCGCGCCATCCAATAGTCTGTCAATCTCATGGGAAAGGACCTTTCGATTGTTGATGCTCAAAAAGGATCGGATTGAATCAGCTGTGCGGAGAGGGCACCGGTTACCGCAAACTGCGCATAGCGCTTGGTATGCGACACCCGATTAGTACCGCTGTCGTTGACGATGGTTGCATCCAGTACGCCGCCGACGAAGTTTATATCCGTCGAACCGTTTTCGATCAGCACGCGGCCAGCGGGCAGGCCATTCACGTCAGGCGTCCCGTCGCCGTAGATGTGGCAACCCGTAAAGGTGAAGCCGTTGGTCACACCATTGGCCCAGACGTTAGTCTGCGCGTTGTGGTTGATACTGACGCCTATGAACTTGCCGTGGCCGTTATTCGGGCCGCCGATGAGGCGCGGCCCGTGCCGGTTTTGCGCGATAGTGCCGCCGATGAACGTCGTGTTGCCGCCGCCGATGATCAAGCTCTCAATGTTGTAGGAAGCGTTGAAGTTGGTGAACACGTTGTATTCGGCCGCGCTGTCGGCATCCACCTGAACGGCAACCATGCATTCTGTTGCCGTGCAATCTGACCACTGCCCTTGGTCGGCTTTGGCACCGGAGAAAACACCCGCTGCGATGTAGAACGCCGCATTCTTGAAGAGATGACCGGAGATCATGCTCACTCGGAACTTGTTGCAGCCCGAAACGACAAGGCCCTTTTCCGCAGCGGTGACGGTACTTGTGACCAGCGTGCCGCGAAGCGTGCCGGGGCCACGCAAGTTCCAGCCGTCCACATTGGTAGCTGTAAACATCACCTTGCTATCGTCTGTGTGGGTGATTATGGCCCCGTTAAAGTCCCATAGCTGATTGGCTTTGATCGCTATTGTGCTATTCATCATGTACGTCTTGTTGGAAAGCACAACATGAGGATAGGCTGAAGCAGCGATGAAAGCAGCCGTATGGTCGCCGCCGGAACCAACTGGTGCCCAGTCAACTCTGATAAAGTTCCCTTCACGCACACGGAAGCCTCGCCCCACGCCGGAAGTCGGCATGTAGACGAGCAAGTCGTCAGCAGGTACGGTACTTGTGGCGTCATAAATGAGATACCCGCCGCCCCCGTCATGCGCTGCGGAGGCACCAAGAACGTGAACGCCACCACCACAAGTCAGATTCTTCCAGTCAGCAATAGTGTCTACATGCATTTTTCTCTCCTTTTTATTGAATGATCTACCAGCGCGTAGAAACGATCACGCGCGCTTGCGTAAAGTTAGGGCCAGCCAGGCCATCCGAACTCGGCGTTGATTCAGGCGTGGAAACTCCAGCTTGCGTTCTGTAGCCGATATCCAGCGAATCAAGCAAGTTGATAACAACGCCGTTATAGGACGCTGTGAACAGAAAGAAGAAAGGAATCTCAGTGCGCGCAGGTGCTTTAACAGTCGCCGTGATCGCATCCGGTAAAATTCCGAGCGCATGTCGCGGCGTGTAGCCAGTAGACGCAGCGACGGCCAAAAGCCCTGAATCGAAACGGCGAAGCTTCGCGTAGTTGATGACAGAAGTCACGACACCGCCCGCGGTAACGGCCTGCCCCACCGCCGTGCGACGGACCGCCGTAGCCACGCTACCGTTGCCCACATACATCTGCCCCTGGTCATGGATGTACGTGTGCTGGCCGTTGACGATGGACGGCGCGATGCTGGAATCATTGGCGATATAGGGCAGTATGGAGACGATGCCCGTCACGGCACCCGTGCCAACGTTCTGATCAACGAAGAGGTAGTTCGTCGTGCTGTTCGTGAGACCCGTCCAGAAGCCCGTGGTATCGACAGCAATCTTGCCGACGTAGTCAATGGCACCACTGTCGCCGATGCCGGCCGCGAAGGACCAGCGTGAAGGCGTTGCCGTTGCCACCAGGTTGCAAGCGAGGCCCGTGCCTGCCACGATGGGCGCCGCGACCCCAGTCAAGATGGTCTGGCGCCTGGGCACTGTTACGGGCGTTGGCACCAGCGACGACACGGCAGCCGTCATCATCGTGGATAGCGCGGCGGCACTAAGCTGGTCAGTGACGTTGGTGCCCTGCTTATCTGCGAGCCACTGACCGATTCCGGCGCAGATCGCCGAGACTTGCAGGAGTGCCTTGTTGGTGAGCTTCGAGCGCGCTATGCCTGGCTGGTTGCCAAGGGGGCGCTGGGCATCGGCCAGGTATTGGGCCTGCGTGAGCACGTTGGCGGCCACGTCCTGCGAGAAGGGAAGAATTTCAGTTGTTGCCATGTTGGCTCCTGTAAGTTCAAGTTGGAAGAATCTCAAGTGCCCAGCTGCCCTCATCCCAGCCAGCTAGCACGTCAGTGTCGGCATCCCAGGCGAAAATCGGCCCATCATTCACGGGGATCGCAAAGTAGGCGATGCGCACGGCTGCCGGCTTCAAAGGCAGGTAGCCACCCGTGAGCAGCGCGCGCTCCACCGCTGATAGCGGCGGCCCCACGAAGCCCACGATCATGCTCATGTCCTGGTTGTCTTGGATGACGATCGTCTGACCGCCGTTGAAGACTATCGACCAGACTGCCACGGCGCCAGGTATCGTGCCGTCCCAGTTGTTGGCGGCAATCTTGCCGCGCAGCAAGATCCTGTAGACGTCGTCGGGCAGGCTAACGAGGCCCGTCGTGGGATCAAAATCCCCCTGCCAGATGCCTGAGTCCCAGCCCGTGGTGACCGTGTCATCCCAGGTGAAGTAGACGCCAGTGATGGGCACGCTGAGGCGCCGCGTGACGCCAACCCAGCGGCCCACGTCATCGAGTTGCACGCCTACGGCTTGGTCGAGGTCGAACTTGGCCGGCAGCGACAAGTCCAGGTTGATATTGTCGACGGCACCAGACGTCAGGGCCCGGATAGTCGCCACGAAGTTGGGCTTATCGTTGTGCTCATTTGTGATGAGGTCAACGTAGATATCGGTGCTGCTCATTTAAGTCACCACTAGTGAGATGTCAGAAAGTTGCCAGGTCGAGCGTTGGTTAAAGGCAATCTCGATATCAACGCTGCCCACGGCTGCCGGCACTATGGCGATCTGGATGAGATTGACCTCATAGGTCTCAAAGCCTTGTTGGCCATTGAGCTGCGCCGGCAAGTAGAGGCGGCCAATGTCCACGCGCTTGTTGATGCCCAGCGCGTTGCCGTAATCCACCATCGACTGCTTGATCTGGTCACCAATCGAACTCGTGTAGCCCGTCAGGGCCTTGATTGTGAGCTGCGCCTTGATGGCGACATTCGTGGCGATGAAGTACCGGATCGTGTTGATGATGCCGAAGCTGTCAGTGACCGGCACGACGGTCGTGCCATAGGTATAGGCGCCCGGTGTCTTCTTGAGATAGATGGCATTCGCGATGTCAGCACTCGCGCCCCCCAGGGTGACCAAGGCAATGCTGTGGGCTGGCAGGCCGTTGCTATCCGTGGCGTTGGTATCATTCTCGAAGGCCTTGACTTGCGTGACGCCGGCGATCGCAGCCACGGCGCCCACAATGCCATCTAGCACGGTCAATGATGGCAGCGCCGTGCTGGTGGTCTGCCGCTGGCGCACGGTGGCGTCCAGCTCTACAGGTGCGCCAGGCGCAGCCGCTGCGGCATTCGTGACGCTCTGCCAGCCCAGGGTCGGCGTCAAGATGCGCGTCAGCGTGCCAATAGCGGCCTCTGTGCTGCCTTCAAGCGTGCAGGTGGCCGTGACGTCGATGAAAGCCGCAGGCGGGATCGTAACTAGTGCTGGCAGCGTCCAGCGCGAGTTGTCGGGGCCACCGACGACGCCATTGTTGATCTGCGTGCCGATTTCACCGACTATGCGCACGAGCGCCGTGCTGCTGGTGGCGATGCCGCGCGCAATGCCATTGATCTTGATGGCATTGCTGAGCGCCACGCCCTGCGCGGTAGCCGGGCTGTAGGCATTGTAGACGGCGATGCTCACCGCATTGCTGTCGGCTATGGCCTTGGCAACTATGGCAAGCATCTGGCCGTCCTGGCTGTCGGGGTCCACGTAGGCGTCGCTGCCGAAGATGCCCTGAAAGCTGGCCTGCAGGCTCTGGTAGATGTCCGCGTAGCTGGGCGCCGTGATGCCCGTGCTTGTGATGGTGCAAGCCAGGGTGGGGAGGGGGTAGGTAGTAGCCATAGTTAGAAGGTCTCGTTAATAGTTACCTGATCTCCGTAGACGGTGTCCACGATGGCCACGACGTTGAAGTCGCGGCCATCCAGAGTGCTTTGGTAGCTGGCGATTCCCGTGACGCCAGTGGTGCCCAAGATGCGCTTCTGCACCTCGCGGTCCCGGGTACCGGCAGTGTTGCGACCCAGGATAAGGTCAGTGTTGAGCCCCACCCGGTTATCGAGGAACCACTCACCCGCCAATAGATTCAGGCGAGTCTTGATGGCCTGCGCCACGGTTGCCGGCGAGTTGACCAGGAAGTAGGCGCTCGCGCCAAAAAGGTAGTCACCCGTCGGACTCAAAGCTCTGTATCTCATGGAACTGGTCCTCCGCTGTTGTTGGCACCCGTCACGACGCCGCTATGCCTGTGGGTACTGAAGTTCAGGCCATTCACCGTCAGCGTGCCGACGATATTGACGGTGCCCGTCAGGGTGGCGACGCCGCCAGCGGCCATTGAGATGTTGCCCGTCATCGCTATGTTGGGGGCCGTCAAGTTAATGGCCGTCGCTGCGTTGGCGCTAATGCTGCCACCAGCCACTGCAGTTATGTTGCCAGCCGCTGATGCCGAGATGTTACCGGCTGCCACGACGTTCACACTTCCTGCCGGATTGACTTCCACATAGGTGCTGCCATCCAAGGTCCGCAGCTGTGCAGTAGTGGTGCTCATGGCAGCAGGCACGGCGGGCATCGACGAGATCCCCACGAAGGCAAAGCCGTCGCTGAGGCTATGCATGCGCAACTCGGCTTGCACCTGGATGCCGCCACTCTGCCACCACGAATCTATGCAACGGCTCGCGAAGATGACCAGCGCCTCGTCGCCTGGCTGGATGGGGAAGGTCAGCACGCAGCCACCGCCCTGCGGAAAGAAGACCGGGCAGTCAAGTAACAGGGGCAGCGTCTCCCAGTGGAACTCACCGCTTTCGTCTTGGATGCTGGCCTGCAAGGTGGGCTGCAGCACGCAGGTCTTCTTGGTGGCGTCGTAGCTCACCACTGTGCAGGGGAGGGCGGTCCAGATAGTGGCCTGCAGACCCGCCTGGGCTGCGAGAATGCCATCCAGTAGCCGTCCCGATCGTTCACGCCTATCCATGTTATCTCCTCTAGCCGTAGGCTTTTACTTGCTGCGTGACGGGGTTGACCGTGAGGCCAATGATGTCGACATACCATTCCTGACCGCGGGTGTCGCCGACATACTCGGCCACATAGACGCGGTAGATGCCGTCAGCCGTGATCGTGGCGAGCTGCTGGATGCCAGTCCATTGATTGAAAGGCACTGGCGCACTGTCTGGGTTCTGCTGAATGGTCTGGTTGACGCTCTTGTTGTCGATCTTGATGAGGCCACCCACGATAATCTTTGGATTCAGGAGTGCCCGGCAGCGCACGCCATCAGCTGTTTGCTCCGGGCGTCCGATGAGACCCGACAGGGCAGTCAGCACCACGGCCTCACCTGGGCTGTATCCCGTCAACGGCAAGATCTGGACTTCCCCGTTCTGGATGCTCCACGTGCTGCCGATGGTGGCCGCCTCGCTACGTATGATGGCCTTCGCCATGCCAAAGAGTACCTTGCCCCTGGGCAGCACGCCGCCCGTGCTGGGAATCAGCATAGTGCCACCCTTGACGCCCTTGGCAGTCATGGCCTGCACGGCAACGGCCAGGCGCTCGCCAACCGTGCTACCGGCCGCCATGGCGGCATTGACGGTGGCAAAGTTGTAGGCAATGTCGCCGTCGGCCGCCAAGATGTCCAGGTACGTGTTGACGCTGTCACCATCCTTGCCGATCCTGAACTGCTTGATGGTGCCATCAAAGATGACGCCGAAGGCCGCGTTATTCTCGTAGCCCGCCTGCAAGACCACCCGGCTGTACTCGCCCCGGATCTTCTTGATAGTGTCCTCGCTCAGGTTGAAGACGCGGATGGCACAGTTGCTCGGACTCTCGGCATCCTCTTGCGCCGTCTGGAAGCGGAAGTGCATTTCCGAGAGATCGAGGGCCTGCTCTCCGGACACGAGCAGGAGACTGGCCTTGCGTATGTACTGCGTATTGGGGATGGCGGACATTAGGGCTCCGTGACGAAATAAACGCGGCCCGTCAGACCCAGATTCTGGAGCGTGGGGACAGCGTTTGGGTTGTGGTCGGTCTGCACGATGAGGCTGCCGCCGAAGCCCAGGTATTCGTATTGCCGCAGCAAGTCGATGCCCGTTATCAACGGAATGCCCTGGAGGATTGGCACTTCAAGGCGGTCGGCGATATCCAGCATCCAGCAGTTGGAGGCTTCGTTCCAGACGATCATCAAGTTGTAGGTCACGCCGGCTAGCTGGATGTTGAACTTCTGGGCCTCCGGACCCAGTGGAATCTCAAAGGCCGTGCTCATAGGTCACCCCGCGGTGCTGGGCCCAGGGCAGAAGCCCCGGCGGCAGCGTTGTAGTTAGGCGCAGGCCCCAGGCTCTTGCTGCCCTGGTTCAAGGTGGGGCTTGTCGTACCCGGATCGCGCTGTGCGGCGGCGGGCGCCGGGACCACGACGGTCTGCGTGGTCACGATGATGACCTGACGCAGGGTGGCCGTGATCATCAAGGTGTTCTCCGTCTCCTTGCTGGTCTCCTGGCGCAGTGACTTGATCAGCATGTTCTCGTAGGTGCGCTTGCCCGTGTATACGGTCATGGGCACCCTGGATGCCTGAAGCTCTAAGAGCTGCTGATAGATGTCGTTGACCTGGTTGACGTCGTTGCCCGTCAGCAGGGACTCGACGCCCGCAATGGTGCCAGTCACGGCGCCCACGAGGCCATCGATGAAGCCCGGAATCGTAGGGCTGTTACTCCACCCGCACTTGATGACGACCTCAGCCGGCCGCTTGAAGGCGTGGTCGCTGATGCGCGCCCCCTGCTCGACGGGCTGGTCTGTGATCTCCAGCTCGTCGTTCGCCGACTCTTCAACGGTGACCTGCGCCGTCAGAGGGCCTATGCCGCGCCGCGGTTTGTTGGCCAGCGACGAGAAGCCCAGCTGTGCGGCGGCGCGGATGATGCCCAGTGTTTGACCGCCCATTATTGAATCCTCGGTGTCATGTTGCGAACGAGGTCCGCGTTGTTGGTCTGCAGCTCGTTGCCCACCAGCTGTGCGGCCTGCTGTGGATCACGAACGCCCTGGATCGTGATGGTATTGGTCTGCTGCACGGGGCCACCGATGGCATCCATGTAGTCCCGCGTCTCCTTGGGTGCCTTGTCGACGCCCAGGCGGTCCACGCGACCCTGGCCCCAGTTGTAGTCAGCGGCCGCCAGGCGCACGTCACCATTGCGGGCCTTCAGGCGATCCGACCACATCTTGGCGGCGCCCGTTGCTGAATTGGTCAAGTCGTTGGGGTCCGTGACGCCGTACTGCGCTGCCGTGGGGTCCATGAACTGGAAGTGGCCCTTGGCCCCGGCAGGCGAGTTCATGTTGGTGCCCCTGCCACTCTCCTGCTTCCAGACGCGGTCAAGAAGGCCCTCGGGGAGTGCGTATTGCCGCTCCAGGCGCGCGAAAAGCTCGGAGGCACTGGTGGCCGGTGGCTGGGCCGCTGACGCCGGCATGCCTGGGTTCACGAAGCCCCTGCCACCCCCGGCTCCCGTGGCATCGGGGACGCCCGTATGGGCACTGTTGCGATGCTCGGGCCGACGCGTCCAGTCGGGGATCAAGGATCGCGCCATGGTGGCCGTATCGATGGGAGTCGTCGCCATGGGCGAGCCATCCTTGTTCTTGAACTCGATGGGCTTCTGGTAGTCAGTGGTGGGGGTCGTCAACCAATCGAAGAAGTTCTTCGGCTTATCCTTGGAGCCAGGCTTAACGCCCCTGCCCATCATCTCCTCCACCTTGCGCTCGGCGTCGCTCTTGAAGAAGGAAGCGGCAGCCTGACCCAGGGTCTCAAACTTGCCCAGCCACTTATTCAGTGAATCCAGGTTGTCATTCAAAGCCTGCGTGAAGGCCAGGAAGCCGGGCAGCATCTGCAGACTCAGGATATCCCGCAGGATGCCGAGGCGCTCGCCGACCCCACGCAAGGCGTTTGAATACTCGACGGCAGCGGCAGCAGCTTTCTCGGAATCGACGCCAGAATCCTTTTGCATCTGCTTGCGGATGGCCTGAGCCTCCTTCAGCTTCTCCAGGCCCTCCTGCATCATGAACAGCGTGTCGGCATCCATGCCGAAGAGGGACGCGTATTGCTGCGCCACGAAGAAGGGCATCTTGCGGAGCTGCGTGACCATGTCGGTCATGACGTCCGACATATCGCGGCCCTTGACCTGCACGCCGATCTGGTTCAAGAGTGCCGTCAATCCCGGGTTGCCGCGCAGGCTTCGCGCCATGCCTTCGAGGGCGCCACGGATGGTCTCGCCACTCAGTCCGATATTCTTGGCGCCGAACTCCAGCGCCTGGATGTTGGCGACCGTGCTGCCCGTGCGTTTGCTGCTGTAATACAGCTTCTCCATCTGCACGGCGAAGATACCCACCATGGTCTGGGCGGCGGCCGCGACCCCCAGCACGCTCTTACCCAGATTGGTGGCAGTCTTGTCGAGGCCCAACAGGTTGCCCTGGAACTTCTTCTGTGCAGCGTTGTCTACTTTAAAGCCCAGCGATACCAAGTACTCCCGCAGGACGGCTTGCTCAGACATGCTTTATCTCCTTCCGCCGGGCGGGCGATTGTTTAGTTCGTGGCGTTCCAGACGCGCACGGTTTTCCTGCTCGACATCAAGGGCTTCGTTGAGCATTGCGATGTAGGCGAGATCCACGCTGCCGTCCAGCAGGGCTTCGCCCTTGATGAGACCCCGCAGCACGGGGCGAAACAGCGTGTCCTCGCCTTCCCACATCTGAATGAACTTGACGCCACTTGCTGACGGTGACGTTAGGAGCTTGGCGATTCCGTCTCTGCGCCGAGCCCCTTCAAGAAATTTCCGAGGTTATCCCGCAGCACTTCGACGACGAGGCGCAGCATCTCCGCCATGTCCAGGGGGAACATGAACTGTCCGGTCTCGGTCGTCAGCGGCGCCCACTTGCCGCCCTCGCTGCCGCGCTGCACCACGCCCAAGCAAGTCAGGATGATGTAGTTACTGTCGGCGTCGCTCATGGCCGCCATGATCTTGCTCAGTGGCTCCAGGATCGGCAAGAACTCGGAGAGGTCCAACTTGGCCCCGCTGCGCAACTGCGAGATGCTGATACCCATGACGGCAAAGATCGGCAGCAGGCGACGGGTCAAGTGGAATTGCTGCATCGCGTTCAGCTTGCCGATGCGGTACGTGACGTCCTTGATCTCGATGGTGGTGACTTGCGTATTCATTTTTATGATCTCCTTACGTAGTTACAGAGCTTAGGCGCTGCCCAGGGTGCGCTCGATCTTGATGCTGTTGAACTCCCACTCCTGGGTGCCGCCATCCTTGGCGTAGGTCAGATCGGGGGCCTTCTTGAAGCCGCACTGCGTGCAGGTGATGACGTCGCCACGGCTGCTGTCATTGATGACGATCGTGTTCTGTCCGTAGGTGGCGCCGCTGGCCGTCTGGAAGTTGTAGAGCGCGCTGAGCATCTCGTTGACCGGCGAGGTCTTGAGCAGGCGCACTGTGACGACGCCCGACTTGTCGGCGTACAAGCTGTGCTGGCCCTCGCCGTCGGAACCAATCAGCATGCCGCCCTTGTCGCCGCTCGGCGCGATGGTGATACCTTCCTCGGCGGCCCCCACCCCCGAGCCCAGACTGAAGGCGCCGCCGGGGCCGACGATACCCGCGTTTACGTCGAGGAAGCTGTAAGTGCTAGACATGAATTACTCCTGAAGTTTTGTGGTGAGCCTGGGATTACTGATTGACCGTGACGGCCACGTCGATGCTGTGGATGGCGCCTGCCAGCTTGGCAGCGATCTGGATGGGCATCGCCATGCGTGCCGCGCGATCGTTCTGCGTCTGCGTTGCCACGGGGGCGTTGTAGACGTAGAAGCCCTTGGGCAGGAAATCACCTTGCTTCAAGATGCCGAAGCCACCCGAGTTCCAGACGCCTGGTGCCAAGAGCCCGTTCACCACCGCCTGGCTGCAGACTGCCTCGCATTGCGTGGTCAGGAGCTGCATGCCCTGGTCGGTCTGCGGGATCTTCGTGGTGCTCGTGTAGAGCAGGTTGTAGAGCTGCACTTGGAGCTCGACAGCCAGCCAATCGGTGCCCAGCACGATGTCGATGAACGTGCCGTCAGCCATGACCCCCTGTTCGAGAATCGCCGTGTTGTTGTTGTAGTTCACGAAGACGTTGCAGTTCTTGGCCTCCAGCGCAGCGGCTTGCGTGCTGTTCAGCGATTCCGCGACCACGCCAGGCTCTTGTTTGAACTTCAGCGTGATGACGGTGTTGCTGCCGTCATAGTTGGTCGTCATGATGCGCGCCATCGCGGATACGATGGCGTTCTGGTCACTGCTGCTGTACTGCGTCATCGTGCGCTTGTAGCGGAGCTGCTCGAGCTGATAGGCGATGTCCGTCGTCACCACCGCAGAAAGCACGCCGGCCTCCTGCGTGGTAATGCCCAGCACGTGCTTGGTATTGGTGCCCTCGATGTAGGCGGCCACCGCGAGCAGGCCCGTCGTGTTGGCGCCCGCATCGGGCAGGTAGCCCGGGATGTTGACGCCGTACCACTGCTGGCCCAACATGGAGTCCATGAGCTGCACGGCGGCAACGGCAGTCTCGGCGGCCTGGCCCGTGTACAAGTAGGCGCCACTGAAGCTTGCCGTGCAGCCCAGGGCAGCGCTGATGTTGGTACCGCTGGCAGCCGCCACCAGGAAGCCCACAGACGAGGTGGCACCAGTTGTGGCACTCTCGAACTCGAAGCGCTGGTAGACGCTGTTCCACTTGCAGGTGATGCCCGTCAAGGCCGCCTGAATGATGCCCGCCACTGCGTTCAGGTTGGCGGCGGCCGCGAAGTTCAGGCCCGTGATGTCGGTGCCTGCGGCGCCATCCTTGGCGATCTTGAAGCTGCCCGTGGTGATGGCAGTCCAGACGCTCATGGCCTGCTGCGCGGCGCTGAGGGTGCCGCCGCGCAGGCCACCCTTGCTGGCGGCGTTGACCCAGCGGGCAATCAGCAGTTCTGTGGGCTGTGGCGTCTGGCTGAACCACTTCTGGGCCGCCAGGTACTCGATAGCGAGCAGGCCGAAGTCATCGGCCACCGATTCCAGGGTACCGTAGATACGGTAGCGTTCCGTGGTGTCGATGATGGCAGAGGTGCCCATCAGCAAGAGGTTGCTGAGGCTTTGCGCCTGCGCGCCTGCAGGGGTGAGTTGCACGCTGACGGCAACTACGCGGGATACGGGGAGGGAGGGGTTAGCCATGAGATTTCCTTTTACGGGTTGATGCTGACGTTGATGTTTTCGACGTAGATGTCGTTGTTGAGTCCCACGGTGGCCGTGAGCAGGGAAGGCACTGCATACTCGCGCTTGATGCGCCGCACAAAGAGGGCCCGCATGTCCACGCGCTTCACCCACTTGTTCTTCATGAGCGCCGGCACGTTGACTGTCTCCAGGCACTCGGTGAGCTTGATGTCGAAGGCCAGCAGGGCTTCGCGGTTCAAGCCAATCTGCAGGCCGTCCTTGTAGCGCGCCGCCATCTGTTGACTGCCGGGCCCGTAGAAGCTGTGCAGGACATTGAGGCGCTCGTCCTTCTCGAACTTGTTGCCACCCGTGCCGCCGTTCAACGTGGGGTCGTGGCCCTGCCAGGCATAGCGGTCGCCGTCCATCGTCATGATGCCGAAGGCCACCCAGTTGGTAGTGAAAGGTGGCTGATTGGGTGGCTCGGGCTGCCAGCGGGGACGCACGAGGTCGCCGGCGATGCCGGTAATACCCACGATCGTGGCCTGGAAGGCGTCTTCAAGAGGGTCGTCATAGAGCGGCGGCGATGCTACCGCGGGTGCTAAGAAAGTTGCCATCACATCTCCTTTATTGGGGCACGTCTATGGCCTGCTGCGTTTCGGCGATCCACTCGTAGGTGCCGGCCCCGAAGCGGCTATAGGGCAGCACTTCCTTGACGACGTAGTCGCTGCCGTTCCAGGTCACGATGTCGGGCTGCTGACCACTGACGGCATTGCGGACGGCAAACACAGAGGCGCCGAAGATCTTGCGTGGCACGTTCTGCAGATCGGTGTTGCGCATCAGCTCGTCCGGGCTTTCCTGCGTGATGACGCCGATGAGGTTGGGAATCACGGTGGGCGTCACAGTGCTGCGGCCATTGGCGCCCACAGTCTCCACGCGGCGCGTCACGACAAAGCCGTCGGCCAGCATGGGGTCGAAGGTCATAAACGAGACGTCAAGTTCTGGCATAGCTACTTCCTTTTGCTTTTCGCCCGTATGGCATAACTCACGGCGTTGCGCATCTGCGCCGTCTCCACCAGCGTCTTCGCGAATTCAGTACTGGGGGCCTGGTCATCCCACCTGCGGTCGAGTTCACGAAGTGCCCCCTTCTTGGCGCTGTTGCGGCGCACTCTGGAGCGCAAGGTGGATTCAGCGAGGGGCGGGGGTATGCCTTCGTTGATGGCGCGCTTAATGCTGGTGGACGCAATGATTCCAACCTGGTGCTGACCGCGTTCAACTGCATCGGCGCCGCCACCCTTCAGTACGGCCTTGGCGATCTGGCCCAGCTTGTTGGCTATCTTCTCTCGCGCCGCTTCTATACCTGGTCCCATGAAGGGGCGCGCCGGAATGTTCTGGTCTGGCGCCCCGTTGTCATGGATGTAACCCAGCGCGGCATTGGTGATGGGTTCCTTGCTATCCGCGTCTTCCTTGCGGTCGGCGTTCTCTTCAGGGAAACCCACCAGCACCTCTGTCGCCGCCATCAAGTTCAGGACCTGCACGGTTTCATCGAAGCTGATCTTGGGCTTGATGATCTGGACGCCGTTGCCACTCTTCGTAGCCACGTCAGTACGGGCCTGGAATAGGGCCAGGCCAAGCGCCTGGGTACCAGTCGGGGCTTGTGCCACCCATGGGCACGCCGACCTGGATGGGGCCGGCGCCAACCCTGTTCACCAGGTCCAGGTAGCGCAGTCCATAGATGGTCAAGTTCCAGTGTCCGTTTTTGGGGTCCATAGCCAGGCCCGGGTTGCGGCTGTAGCTGACCTTGTCGACGGCACCCGCGGTCTGCGGACCCTGGACGTTGCCTGGGTTGCCACCACTCGCTGACGCCTTCATGGCATTGAACTGCAACGCCAGGTTGTGGGCGACGAAGAGCATCTGCCCGTAATCGAACAGATTGCCCCAGCGCTCCACGTTCAAGAGCAGCAGGCCCAGGTCCAGCCAGAACTGCACCTCAGCATCTGGGTACGTCGTGGTGCTTGTGAATTCGGGGAAGGCCGCCCGAAAGGAGGCTACAGTAACAGTCATCAGGATTCTCCTTTAGGGGCGGGGATGGGCTTACTCGTCGGCGCCGGCCAGGTGTGGCGCCGCATACCAGTGCTCGGCGTGTTCCTTGGGCATGGAGTAGGTGCCGACGCCATACTTGTGCTCACCTGCGTGATCGGTGATGCGAAAGGCCTTGATGACGGTCACTTCGACTTCGTCGGCCTTCTTCTTGCCGGCACTCACGCGGCGCGGCAAGATGGTATCGGTGCCGTCGTCGACCTGCTGCTTGTCGGCGGCGGTCTCGGGGCGAACCTTGACTTCTTCGGCAGCCGCTGTCTCGCGGGGGTCGGCAGTCAAAGGCGTACGTTTGGGAGCGACAGCCTTCTTGGCTGCGGCTTTCTTGGCGGGGGCAGATTTTGCCATATCAGTTCTCCAGAGTTGAAACAAAAAAGGAGGGGCGCAATGCCCCTCCTTACCACACTCACATGAGCGCAAGCGCTTAAATGCCGTCGCGATACGCCAGGGTTTCTGGGTACACGACCTCGACTGCACCCAGGCGGCAGAAGTAGGTGCTCTTGTGGTAGATGCTGTCGTACTGGATCGGCGTACGTTGCAGCATCGTCATCGGGTAGCGCACGTACTTCTTCTCGGGCGTGTAGGCGATCATGCGATCCACGCCAGCGGTGCCGATCGTGCCACCGGCGCCGGCACCCACCAGCCACTTGGCGGGCTGGATGGTGATGGAACCCTGGCCACTTGCCGTCACGATGTTGTTCTCCAGCAAGTACTTCAGGATGGAGATACTGCCAGCAGAGCTCACCACCTGCGTGCTGATGTAGCCGTACTGGGTCGGCGGCAGCAAGATCTTGGTGGGCATCTGTGCGTAGCCGCTGGCGGCCCAGGCGCTTTGCAGCATGCTGTTCACGTCGGCCAGCATCTCGGCAGGCGTCTTGGTGCTCCAGGCCGGGAAGCCCGAGGCGCCATTCGCCACGTTCGTGACATTGGTCACCAGTGCCGAGTTGAAGAGGCCGAACTGACCCAGGGTGGAATCGCCGACGTAGACCTGCTCGTCGATGTCCATCTGGTGCTTGAGCTTCAGTGCCTCGTACTTCTGGTCGTCGATGGGGCGGCCCATCTTCGCAGCGCTTTCGAGCTCCAAGATGGAGTACTTGATCTCCAGGCCCCAGGGGGTCAAAGGGGTCGGGTACTTCCCGGTGTCCACGCCCACGCCGCCGATCTGGTCGGTGGCCTTGCCGATCCACGCCTTGCCGTTGCGGATGCCATTACCGGCGCCCAGGTTGCCAGCGCTGCCGAAGGTCGTCAGCGTGAAGGAGCTGAACTCGTCGGCGAGGCTGACGTCTTCACGCAGGGGCACGTCGCGGGTCCAGGTCACGGCCGCCAGGGGCATGTGCAGGGTCTGGTCAAGGCGCTCGAGCTCGCCCACCAGGAAGGCGCCCGTGCTGTCCACCGTGCGGTAGCGGTTGCCTTCCATGTTGGCAAGGCTATCGTGGGTCCGGTAGGCGTGCTCGAAGCGACGGCCCTGCATGTCGCCGCGCGCCGTGATGGGCGCATTTTCCAGCATGGCGTGGTCGAAGGTCTGCACGTCGCGCGTGCGGGCGCGCACGCCTTGTGGGGCAGCGGAGAAGCCCATGGCAATGGCAGCCGCCATGTTGCTTGCCAGGATGAGGTTGCGTTTCATAGCTTGTATTCCTTGAAGTAGTTGTGGAATTGTTTCTGTTGAGCCTGGCTTGGCTTACGCGGCCCAGGTTTGGATCTCGCAGATGCCGTTGGCATCGGGAGGGCCGTTGTAGCGCGCGTTGCTGATGAGCGCCGTGCTGCCGCCGGTTGCCACCGTTTCGAAGCCGCCCTGCACGTGGACGCCCGAGCTCGCGGCGAACCACACGTAGACGGCGCCACCCTTGACAGGCGGGTTGGTGGCAAAGTCATTGCTGCGCGCAATGATGAAGCCCTCGTTGAGGACATCGCCGACGCCACCAGCGGGAGGCACTGCAGCGCCGAGGCTCGCCGACATGCCACCAGTCGTTTGCTGGGTGGGGTAGGGGCGCACAGCGATGCCGGCGATGGTCGTCGGAGTCGTGGTGTCGCCGGCGATGAAGCCGCGGTAGCCCACGCCGGTGATCAGCACCGGGTCGCCGTAGAGGCGCACGGGGTTGGCGACGTTGAAGAGGCCCGGCAAGATGCTGGCGGGGTGCGTGCGATTCACATCGCCAGGGAAGCCGGCGCCCATGCGATACGTGAAGGCCACGTCATGGGTGCGGGCGCGGATGCCCTCGGACATGCCGGCGATCAGGGCCAGCGCTGCCAGGTTGATAAGGGTGCGTTTCATATCGAGATTCCTTTGTGGAAAAAGATGGTTGAAGGTTTTTGCTGGTTTGTTGGATGGGGTGCTTGCTGGGCTTATTTCCCCTTCCAGAAGTCGGCGTTGGCCTTGTTGATGTCGGCCATCGTGGTGATCTTCGTGCCACCCATCGCAAGGTTCTGGGGCTTCGCCATGGTGGCGGCGTCACGGGTAGCGGCCTGGTGATTCAGGAGTGCCTTGGCACCGCTGGCGGCGTTGAACAGATTGGCGGCTTGCTTGCAATCGAGCTTGCCGAGGTCAATGGCCTTCGTGCCAGGACCGGCCACGCTGTGCAAGAGCTCCTGCCCTGGCCCCGTGGCGTAGACGGCATCCAGGCACTTGCGGCGTGCCTTGCACATGCTGTCCACGGTGAAGGCGCGCTTGGCGGCGCTGTCGAAGGTCGGCATCGTGAAGCCAGGCACGAGGATCTCGGCTTGCTGCAGGACTTGCGCGTAGCTGGTTTCCAGCGCCGCACTGTCCTTACCCTTGCCGTCTTTGCCCTTGGCGTCGTCACCGTCTTCGTCATCGGGATCGGCATCGTCGGTTTTCTTCTTGCCGTCTTCGTCATCGGGATCGGCATCCTTGCCCTTACCGTCCTTCGACTTGTCCTTGTCATCCTTCTCGTCGGGATCGGGCTCACCATCCTTACCCTTGCCGTCTTTGCCCTTATCTTTGCCTTCACCCTTGTTGATGGACTTCAGGACTTCGGCGAGAGTGTCACCAATTGTCTTCACGCCGCCTTCAAGGGCCAGGAAGCGCTTCTCGTTGGGGTCTTCTTCACCGGCGTCCTTGCCTTTGGCGTCGGCCATGGGCTCGCCGTTGGCATGGATGTGGATGTGCGTATCACCGCCGCCAGCTCCTTCTTCGAGCTCGGCTTCGGCATCACGCACCTGGCGGCGCAGCTCGTCGAGAGCCACGCGTTTCGTAGGATCAATTTTCACACGGGGGGTAGGCATGGCCTTTTCCTTTACAGTTGGAGGTGGTTGAAATTCACGGTCGCCGATAGCACAGCGCGGGCCACAGCGACCTTTTTCGACCAGCGCGACATGGTTGCAGATGATCTTCACTTGGCGCCCAACGCCGGGCGCCACGGGGAGATACGTGGAGTCATAGCCGAGGCTGACCTCGATCAAGCCGGCGAGCACCTTTTCGATGAGGCCCTTGTCGGCAATGATGAGGTCGGCCAACACCACTTCGGCGTCATCACCAGTTCCCTGGCGTACGTTGGTAGTGGCGAAGCCCTTGGCAAGCTTCTTCCAGTTCGCCGGCGTCACGTCGTCTTCAGGGTGCCCGTCAGTAACTGCGGCCCCCATGATGGAGCCCAGCGTGATGGGGTTGAAGAGCTCGTCGGCTTCCCGCTGGATATAGGCGACCCCCGTCTCGCCGACCAATATGGGAGTCTCGCCGGGGCCATACATCATCCAGCCGATGCGCGCCACTGGGACGTCCAAGCACAGCAGGTTGCCGTTGGGCAGCAGCTTGCGTTTGGGTCCGAGTTGCTCGACCGTGTGGATCGTGATGCGTGGCTCGTCGTCAGGGGGCCCGCGGTCAGCGGTGCGGCTGCGCGCACCAGGTAGCGTAAGTACTTTCATCCGGAGTCCTCCTTTTCGATGGTGGCTATCATGTTCGCGTCCAGGTGTTGGCGGCCGTCTTCGTGAAGGTCACGCTCTGGTTGGCAGCAAGTGCTGTGAGTGCGGCACCCAGGAAGACGGCAGAGCCACCTATCTGGTTGAGCGTGAGTGCGGTGACGATCTGCGTGCACATGATGGTGCGCTGCTGGCCGAGCTGGGATTGGGCATCGCTGGGCAGGTTGACCGTGAGGGCCGCCAGGGTGCCGGCCGGCGAGAGCTGCAAGATGCCGTCCTGCGCGCTATCGGTCATATTGACCGTCTGTCCCGTTGTGGGCACCACTGGGGCCTGCACCGTGGGTCCGCCGCTGTTGTCCCAGCTCTGCGGAATCCAGGCGGTGCCGCCGCCGTTGAGTTTGGGCATGAAGGCGCTGGTCATGGCGCAATCGTGTAGGCAGAACTGCCCACGGCCGAGTTGGTGAAGAGGGCCTTGACGCCAAGTGCCTTGATGGTCATGGCGCCCGTGACCAGAACCGGCACCGTGTATGGCGTGCTGGCGACAGTCGGCGTGCTGCCATCCACGGTGTAATACAGGCTGGCTCCAGCGGTAGCCGAGCTGATCGTGACGGGCGCGTTGAGGGCAACGGCGCCTGCTACCGGACTGAAGGTCGGCGTTGCCACGGCGCCATTGATGACGAAGGCGGCGCTGATGACGGCGCTGCTCACCTGGCCGCCTGCTATGGCGATGACCTTCAGGGTGGCCGTGCTGCTCACGTTGAAGGGCGCCGTGTATTCGGTCGAGGACGCCGAGGGCGTGCTGCCGTCGACTGTGTAATAGATCTTCGCGCCCGCCGTCGCCGTGGCAAGCGTGACCTGAACGGCCGTGGCACTCTCGGCACCGTTGGGGGAGATCGTGGGGTTAGCCACGACCTGGGCCATCACGGTGCCGTCGGGCCGCATGATGGCTGTGCCGTCGCTGCTCATGCGCAACACGCCCAGCGCGTTGAGCTCCTGCAGGATTGGGGAGGGCCCCACGGGATGGGGGAGGGTGGGTGCTGGCATGGTTGTGTTCCTTTAGAGGTCGGGTAAAACTGGTTCGGCGAAGCAGCGGCAATTGGGCCCGCAGCCCGCGTGGTAGGGCGCAAGATTCTTGTCTGTCTTGGGTGGCGTGTCCCAGCGCACGTACTTGCCTTCCATCTCCTGGTGCGTGGGCCTGACGTCGCCGTCCGTGGAGGTCCGCCATATGTAGCCCTCGCTGCCCGCGAAGACGGCGCGCGCCTGCATGAAGGTGGCGGCCGTCCTGGCTACCTCCGTGCGCGCTATGAGCTTGGCACGGCTGGCCGTCACCTCGCCGCTGCGCATGATTTCCTTCTGCACCTCGGCGGCCCGCTTGCTGGTCACCAGGGCTTCCGTGGTCAGCACGTGGACGCGCTGCGCGGCTTCAAGTGGCAAGCTCTTGATGAGCACTACCTGCTCGTTCATGAGGGCCCGGCGCAAGATGCCCGTGGGCGCCTCCTGCAGCTCGCCCCTGATGGCACGGCTCATCGCGGCGCTGTTCTTCTCCCACATGCGGGCATCGCGGCGCTGCACGTCGGCCACCATGTAGTTCGCCACGCTCCACGCCCAGGGCGTCAGCACCTCGGCATAGCCTTCCAGCGTCTGCTTGAGCAAGGACTGGTCACTGACCAAGCCGTCGGGTGCAAAGCCACGTATGATGTGGCCGACCTGGCGCGCCACCTGGACGAGGCGGCTACTGTAGTGCGACTCGGCGCGCCTGGCCTCCGCCCACCTTTGCCGCTTGCCCGTTCGGTCGTACTTCATTCTCGTCTCCTGGTAGGCCGGTATCTGGCTCCGGGGCCGCCGGCAAGCCAGTCAGTGGGTCGATCTCAAAGCCTTCCCCAAGTGGCGGCTCCACTTCGTCGTCGGCGTCGTCGATGGTCTGCTGCGTGATGTTGGTGAAGACGCCCGTCGTGCGGCTGCTCTGCCGCAATTCCTTCAAGGCAGTCTGACGGCCGATGAGGCCGGCGTCGAATGCCTTCGTCACGGATTCTGTCGTCTTGCTTGCCACGTCGGCCTTCTGCACGTCGTCGAGCTCCCACAGCGAGGCGAAGTCGATGGTGAAGTTCTTGGGCACCTTGATGCCCTTGCTCTGCGCCATCAGCTTGTAGACGCTGGTCATGCCCGTCAGCATCGTCTTGCGTTGCTGCTGCCTGACGCCGTCGTAGTAGGTCCTGAGGTCCGACTCGCCGCTGCTGTTCAAGCCAGCCGGGCTTTGGCCGAACATGCGGACAAGCGGTATCTGCAGGGCGCCGCTGAGCTGCTGACCGAACTGATTCAAGGCATCGCTGAGCCCGCTGAAGGCACTGTGCTCCTGCACGTCGAACTCATCGTCACCATCCAGTAGCGTGATACCTTCCATGCCCTGGAAGCGGCGCATGATCTCCGTGTATTGGATCAAGCCGTCCAGGGGCTTGCCGCCACCAGCAATGATTTGCCGCATGCCCTTGACCTTGAGCGTGCGCAGATAGCTCTTGTAGACGAGCTGAGCGGCCCCGGTGCTGGCGCTGTCGAAGGCAATCATGCGGTCGTAGAGACGCTCAAGTACCGAGATGCCCCAGAGATTCTCCGTGAGGCGCTGCTGGTAGGGGAGCTGGATGCCCTCGAAGCGTGACGCAATGCGGCTGTGGTGGATCACCTGACCACGGAGCGCCGGCGCGTTTGACTGCACCCGGTAGTACTTGGGTTGTCCCAGGTGGGGGCCGAAGTCCGTCACGAGGTCTTCAAGGGTGGGCTCCACCATCCAGCGGTCCAGGCACAGCAAGCCCTTAAACTGGTCCTTGCCCACGGTCTCCAGGCGGAGAGGCGTCTTGAAGTCCTGGCCGTCGACGAGCATGACGGCGAGGCTACCACCGTAGAGCCGGCCCCAGCGGACAGCCTCGTTATAGACGTCCCAGATGCCCAACGTCGTGGCTTCGTTGTCCAGCTCTTCGGCCTCGTCGGGGTCCATCTCCGAGACGAAGTCGATGCCGGCGCGCGTCATGTCGTCGGCCACGAGGTCCACGGCGATGCCACCCAGCCACGAGCCGCGGTGAATCCATTCGAGCAGCACGCGATTACGCGTGACTGGGTTGTAGCCGTAGGTGCCAGACGTCAGTGCGTTGTCGGCGCCCACGCCAAGCTTCTGCGCGAAGTTGACGAAGCTGTCATTGGTGGCTACCGCGCCGAGGCTCACTCCCTGGTAGCCCACCATGGCCTTGGCGCTGCGCTTCTCCGCAGCCACGGCGTCACGGACGGCCGCCTTTACTGATAGCTTCATGCTGTGCTCCTCTGGTTAATCTTTCCTGGGCTTTGGTGGCCCGGGTACGTCATGCACTTCAAACTCCGTCTCCCTCTCCCCAGCCAGGCGCATCGCTGTTATGCGGTGGTGGCCGTCTTGGAGGTAGAGCTTGCCGTCAGGCGTGCGCGCCACCTGGGGTAGGTCAGAAGTGGGCTGTTCATTCTTCAAGAAAGCCCTCACCTTGTCGGCGTCAACGCTAACCTGGGTGCCTATGAGCTTGCGCAAGGCAAGCTTCTCGACCTTGGGCTTACCGGGCAGCCTCTGGTCGGCCAGGCTATAGTTCATGCCCACGTCTACCTTCTCGCTGGCCAGCACGTTGGTGAGCAGCACTTCACCCTTCTGCGCGCTGCCCAAGCCCTGGCCATTCTTGTACTCAGTGCCTCGGCCTTCGAGGATGCCCAGCTGTGAGAGTCCCGACTTCATGCCGGCCTCACTGATGACGGGGGCCACGTTGGATGACCCCGAGCCACTGCCAAACTTGCCATCAGGTGCCCGTGGGTGCTTCCCTTCTTCCCAGGCATCACGCGTGCGTGCCGGCAGGTGAATATGAATGTGCTTAGCCATGCCTTCTGCCTCCCTTGTTAGTCGAACGCCGTGCGTTCCTCGGGTCCCAACGTGATGGGCTCGTTAAACGGCAAGATGCTGCCTCGTGGAGGCAAGCCATCGGCACCGCCAAGCGTGATGTGCGGCTGGTAGACGGGGAAGGGCCACCTGGCCCCCATGGCCTCGTACTCCTTGTTCCTGGCATCGAGCTCCGGGCTGCGCACGCATAGCACCAGCACGTCACCGAACTGTTCGATGCGCCGGCCGCCCGGTGGTATGACAAGGCCTCCCCTGGGTGGCGGCAGCGTGTGCCTGTCTATCTTCGTGCGGCTCTCAGCCACCGTGACGTGAAGCTCGCCGGCGTTGCATGAGCTCGGGTCGAAGCCCTGTTCGAGCATCCAGGCGCGCAGGGCCACGTTGCTGGCCTCGGCCACCGGGTAGCCGGCGTAAAGCGTGCCGAAGCGCGAGTAGCTCAATGGCATGCCGTAGGCGAAGTCCAGCGTGTGGCCGCGCGTGTGGACGTGGATGTGAACCGTCATGGCCGCACCATGCAGATGAAGAGAAGCCCGAGGACCACCACCAGCGCTCCCAGGAGCCAGGAGCAGGCCGTGAGCTGCAAGGGGATGTGGTCCTCGGGCTTCTCGCCTAAAGGCTGTCTGGACCTCATTTGAGCGCAGCCTTGCGGCCTTCCAGCCAGTCGATGCACTCGGCGCGATAGATGCCCACGTTGGGGTGCACGTTCTTGACCTGGACAAGCTTCAGCATGCGGATGCAGGCCTCGAAGCTGTCGGGCTTCGACTTGTCGGCAAGCGCGGCTACGTGGCTAATCTGGTTAGCAACATGGCGGCTGCCCGGCCCCACAAGGAATGGGTAGGCCGGCGGCTTCTGGCGGTGCTCGACGTCAGGTAGTGGCTGCGCATCGCCGCGGTCAATGCGTTCGTCCAGGGTCTCCTCGCGTTCCACCTTGACGGGGTGCGCACTGTCCGTGATGGTGGGCTCCATGGCCGCCACCTCTGCACCTGCCTTGGCAATCAGGGCCTTTGAGGTGGCTACTACCTTTGCTGTCTTCGTCATGCTGATCTCCTAGTTGGTTTCTGATTGGGGCGCGTAGACGCCATCTTCACCTTCGGCAAGCCTGGACCACATGCCCATGGCGCCGCTACGCTGGATGTAGCCATCGAGGCCGTAGCGCACGGCATCCCAGCAGTGGTCGTGGCCCTTCACGAGGACTGGCAGCACGAGGGGCTGACCCTGGGCATCCACGACGTTCTTGTCCACCTTGTAGCGCCACGCGTAGGCCTCCTCGGCTGTTCGCTTGCAGCGCTCGTGGATGACGATCTCCGTGAAGCCCCTGAGGTGGGCAATGCCGTCCTTGACGCTGCCGTCCCACTTCTCGGCGGCGCTGATGGCGAAGCCGTGATTAGCGAGATGGCTGATGGTCTCGGGCCGCGAGCTGTCGCCCTTGATGGGCCAGTCCCTACTGCCTGGCACGTCGTCGTAGAACTCCGGGAGCTCATCGAGTTCGACGCCAGTGCCGTAGGCCTCGTGGCTGATGTAGAGACGTCGCTCGTTCCTGCCAGTCTCTGCGTTGACGCCCTCGATTGTGAAGAATCTGATGAGCGTGCTTGGGTCCTGCGAGAAGCCGAAGTCGGCACCGTAGTGCACGCGCTCGGCCTTCTTCCACAAGTCGTCACTGAAGGCTTCGACGCGATACTTGCCGCTAAGCACGATGGCCTTGCTGATCTTGCGGGGCATGCCCAGCCAGATGTGCTCGTAGAGCTGATAGTCGATTGCCTTGTCGTCCTCCATCTCCTGCCTGAGCTCCTTGCTCATGTAGGGATTGCTGTCGTAGTTCACCTTGTGGACGATGGAGTCGCTGCGCTCGTTGACGACGAAGCGCTGATAGGTTGCGTCGTTCTCGTCGCCCATGTTGAAGCTCACCCAGACCTCGGAGCCGGGCTTACGTATGGTGGGACCGATGGCGCGCCAAGAGACGGCACTGATGCTGTGTGCTTCCTCGGCCCACAGGATGTCCACGGCCTCCGTGGACTTGATGCCGTTCTCGTTGTTGTGGCAGCCCTTGAAGATGAACTCGCCGCCGCTGCGTGACTTGATGGACTCGTTGGTCACGATGAACCAGGCGTCCATGCCAAGCCGGCTGATGGTGTCCTTCAGTATCTTGTGGCTGCTCTCCTTGATGCTGGCCTGGTACTCGCGCACGCACAGCACGCGAAGTCCAGGTATAGCCGCCATCAGACGTATGAGGGCCTCTGCAAATGCCCACGACTTGGCGGCACCGCGGCCGCCCCAGTAGATCTTGTGGCGTGCCTTCTTGTAGTAGAGGTCGGAGAACACGTGATTCTTGTCCAACACGAGGCTGGGTGCATCACGGAACTCCGGTGGCACGTCATTCGTCGAGTCTGACGCGGCGGCTTCCAGTGCGAGGCGCGTCTGCGTCGCCATCCTCGTGCGTCTCGCCTTCTCCTGTAGGGCCAATACTAACGCCTGCTTCGGCGGCAAGGCGCGCAATGAATTCATCAAGTTGCTCATCTGCTACTCCACCAATGACTTCCACGGTGCTAATCTTCGGCGCGTAGTAGGGAGCCGCAGCCTTTGCGGCATCGCGCCTGGCATCGATGTCCAGGCTCACCCACTTCTCGGTCCTGTTGCCTTCTGCGTCCACTTCGATCTGCAGCTGTGGTTCCCCACGTGCCATGTCGAGCAGTATCTCGTGGGGCAGCAAACCGTCGGCCTGTGCCTTCTCACGTGCTTCGTGAGCCAACTTGCTCATGGAGCCCGGCTTGCGGCCGGCGTTCTCGCGATAGCCACCTCTGCCGCTCCCCGTCTTCTTGGGTTCATCGGTTTGATTCATTTGATTTCCTATCTACGTGCTTTGTTGTGTCTCTGTCCTACGTAAAGCACCCACGTGGGTGCTGAGTGCCTTACATCCGACTTAGTTGGCAGGCGTGAAGTCTATGTAGAACTCACGGCCAGGCACAAATTCCTTTGCGGCGCTGGGGTTGATGGTGCCCAACTGAATCTGCCCGCTGGGAGTCCACTTGAAGAAGCTCGCGTTCTCCGGGCTGCCGTTTGTGACGGGCTGCAAGGTGGCCGTCTTCAGCCCACCTTCTTGCTCGGTGACGCTCACGCACTTGAACTTTGCACGTACTCGCACGGGGTCCTGTACGCCACGACTCTCGTTGGCGCGATCCCGTGTGGGGTCTGGATGCCCGTGAATCGGTGTATCGTTGTCCATGTCTAACTCCTGGTAGTGTGTTGCCCCATTGCGTGGTGGCGCGCATCAACGTGGTAGTGGCTCGCTGTCCTACTCACGGTAATTCTGTGCACATGAAAAAGCCCACGCAGAGGTGGGCTTGCTTATAAGCACGTAGCTGCTAGCTTCTCTGGACTACGACGCCATTACGTAGCTCCACGCGGCCATCACCTATGGGCTCCAGGCGGCCCAGTGGGACAGCTGAGGTGCTGGCTAGCTGCAAGTCACGTGAGCAGGCCCACCGTGCGGCGCTCCTCAAGAATGGCCTTGACGGCCTCCACGTGCTCCTTGGGGCAAGCCACGATGAGAGTGAGGGGCAAGGCCCCGTTGTGCATCTTCGCGCGGCCGTGAGTTCGCTGATGGCCTTCATGTAGTAGGCCACGTGGTTGGGGTTGTCCTCGGGCCTGGGCACGCGCTTCATAAGCATGCGGCGCGCGTTGTCCATCCAATCGTCTTCGCTCATGAATCTCTCCTTAGGTTCTAGCCAGGGCATCCCACATGCGAAGGCCTGCTAGCCTGGCTATGTCTATGGCATCCGCGGCGCTTATCGGCTTGGCCTTGATGTTGGGCTTCGCGCGGCGCAGCACCCGGACGTTGTGGGGCCTGTGGAGAAGTAATACTCCAGACGCCTCAGGTATGGCAGCAAACAGCTTGTCATCCCATATCTCGGCGGGCATCGCGTAGTAGTGCTTCCAGATGCCGCGCGGCCACTCAACGCGCTCAATGAGTTGCTTGCGGCTCCAGGGCTTGCGCCAGGTCGGCGTGTGCCACCACTTGGCCTTCTTCAAGTCAGCCTTGAGGTCGCTGCGGCTTATCTTGACTTCGAGGTCGATGATGCGCAGACCCTTCTCGACTACCAGCAGGTCGCATTCATGGCCAGCCCAGTTAGTGCAGGGCACCGCGAGGACTCCACGGTTGAAGACCTGGGAGCG